ATCTTAGTTTGAATAATTTTTTGTTTGTTATACTCTTTTACTTTTTGTGTACCTACACTGAATTTAGGTAATTGAGCTGTTTTGACTAATAAATTAACTTCATTAATATTCTGGTTTCTAAATGTTTCATTATTTTTGAAAACCGCAGGATCTAAATTGAATACAACATAAAATAAAAATTTATGTTTTGGAGCTAATCTATAATTATTGGTATTATATAATCTTGCCGCATGTGCAAAATCGCCCATTATACCCTTAGGGTTTGTGAGTCCTTGAGTAAGATTATTTAAAAACGGATTAATTGATGCCATATTATATTTATTGGCTTAATAAAACATGTAGATAATAGAAAAGGGACCTTAGTCCCCTTTCTTGGTAATTTAATTAAGAATTAAACTCCGCCGCCAGTTACGTTTGTACCGGCACCTCTACCAATGTTAATACCAACTCCAAATGGTGTTGTTACACTAGCTTTACCTTGGATACAATTATCAGGTTGAATTGTTAATGCAATCTGTACTTGTTCATTGGCACTATAGGCTAAATTACCATAGTCTGCTTGTGTTAACATGCATCCATAGCATTCCCATGTTTCTAAAACAGTTGGTTCTAAGTTACCATTACCACCGTCTAAGATTTCAATTACCATAGTAAATTTATAATCTTGGCCGGCAGCAGCACTAGCTTGCTCCATAAAGTCAAACTGTTTCTGTAACTGTTCGCCAACTAATCTTTGAACTGCTCCAGTGACTTCATCACGTAAGTTTAATGTAATTGTTTGCCAAGTATGCTTACCAGCAAGGAATACCTTGCTGTTATAAACATCCAACGTAATTGGTTCAAATTGCACGTTTGGTCTTGTAACATCTACTACTTGCTTAGTGAGCTCTGTTGTAGGAGTTGTAACGCCAAAGTTATTAAGTGACACTCTAAAGCGATACTTTAACTTGGGCATTAGCAAGCCCTGGGTGCTTGGGCTTTGATCGCTAGCTAGCGGGACTGTGAATCTTGTTAATGATGTGACTGACATTTCTTAAGCTCCTCGCATTATAGTCCAGCTATTTCGCCAGTATTCTTTAGGCGTAATGGAATGTAAATGAATTCCACAGCCTTAACTGGTTCAATAGCAATGTCTACATATAGTTCGTTACGATCAATTCTAGTTGGAGTATTGTTTGTGTCATCACAAACAACCAGGAAGTCATAAATCGCACGTAAACCTACCAGTTCTACTAGTAAAGTTTCTATCTGTTGTTTAATTTCATCTCTTGTGATCTTATCGTTTGGTTCAAATATATATGGCTTTGCTAGTCTGTTTAGTTGACTACGTAGATAGATTACAAGTCTAGCTACATTAATACGATCTAAAGCACTTGCATTAGCAGCACGGGTTTTTTGACCAAAGTTTACAAGACCTGCACCAGTGAATAGTACAATCGGATTAACTGCATTTTCATACAGTGTATCTCTTTGACCTTCATTGAGTGCTACCGGTACAAATTCTCCTTCAGCATTGACATAACCAACTGAAGTTGCGTTTGTAATATTTCCACGACGTGTACCTGCTGGAGCAAACCATGGATAGCTGACTTGATCGCTTAGAGCAAACTGACGTAGTATCATGTGGCTTGGTGGAACAACAACGTCGTTACCAAAGTTGTCGCTGGTAAAGCCTGCGGGATAGAACACACCTAAATATTCATTGCGTGTTACTAGACCTTCATTATCGTCTTGAGCACTGCTTAGTGCATTTGTGCTCCAATTTAACAGACTTGTAGCATCATTAGCTAATGTCATAGGAGCATCACCAATTACGAATGATGTAATACCTCTGTCAACGTTTAAGCTAATCATTTCGCCAATTAATTCAGGATAGCCTGGGCAAGCAATTAGGTTATATTGATATGTGTTGTCATCACGTAGATCTTCGTTTGAATTAATAGCTGCTTGTAATCTTTGAACAATTACCTTACGCTGTGCTTTAGATCCAAAACTACCACTACCATCTGCTTGATTAGCACTTTCTGTAACCCAACGATCAGCAAAGTATTCAGCTCCTAGGCTGTCATCCATTGGCTCATCGTTATATCTAGTATTAATTGCTCCTGTAGAAGTATCAATATAGTTTGTTACATAACGCTTTACGTTGAAACCACTACGACGTAGGTTCCATAGCAACATACCCTTTGGATATAAATCAGGATCTGGAGCGTCTGGATCTAAGAAATCGCTAGTTAATAGGTCTAGAATTGTTGCAGGATCAGATTGTGTACCATCAGTACCCCAACGTGCATCTGCAAATTCAACACCATTTTCTGTTGTTTGATCAGAATTATCAACAGTTGTCCAGCGTTTTGTTGCTGTGTTGTAACGTTTAATTACAGGATAATTGTTAATGTCGCTGGTATCGATCCACAGATCGTTAGTAACTAGTGCTGTACCATCACTTTGTAGTGTAGGCTGTGTAGCACTAACTTGAGGACCATTAGGATCTGTACTTGGGAATTCATTTAAATAGCCTACCCAATTTGTACCATCGTGTACCATGATATCAACGTCATCTAATACATTGCTATACCATAAGCGACCGTCTTCTACTGTGGTTGTAGGAGCATCGGCACTGGCAGTAATAGCTGCTAGTTTCCAATTGCTTGCACGTAGAGTATGATTTATGTCGCCTGGGTGAAGAGCTGATGAGTTATAAAGATTAGCAGTACCTTGACCTGTTGTATAGTCAAAAGCAGTTAGACCCATTTGAGCAAAAAGGTTACCTGTTGTCATCTTGAAATGCAACTCACCGCCATCTTTGTGACGAATAATAACTTTATTTGCACTTGTTACTTCTGCTTCTAAATGGTCTGTTTGATTGTTGCTGTCATCTGGTCCACTTAGGGCTGCTGCAATTGTTGCTGCATCATTAGAAGTGCCTGCACAGGTAATAGTAAATGTATAATCACTAGACATTGTAGAACTACCTGTAGTGCTTTCACGTACAGTTAGCACATAAGTGGCTGCTGTGATTGTACCAGCATCAATCTTTGATGATAAAATCTCTGTTGCACCTGCTGCTACTCTGTTAAACACAAAGAAACTGGCATCGCTAGGAGTTTGATCGTAACCGCTGTGCTCTTTAGCGTTACTCTGAACATAAGTTGCTCCAACGTTTAGAGTAGAGCCGCCGCCTGCGGGATCTAATTCAGCAAGTGCTGTAGCTGCATCGGGATATACTGGAGCACTAACTGCTACCCATGACTGTAAAGATTCACTATACTTCTTAACACGATAATTCATACCGTTGTTAACTGTGGTAGTTTTAACCCATATAGAACCTGTTGGTCTTGGACGAATATCACCTGTTTTAAATTCAGGAACACTTGTATGTTCACTAATTTGTAACTTAGGACCATAGTAAGTACCTGCTGTAATACCAGTAGGTAAAGCTGCTGTACCAACCGCCATTACAATAGCGTTAGCTGGTTCAGAATCACCTAAAACGTTGTTTTCTGTATTAATATAAATTTCTAATGCGTTGTTTACACTAGCAGCAGTAATACCATCATTAGCAAGAACAGAGTTAGCATTAATATTAGAAACTAAAGTAGCTAATGTGCCGCCTGTTGTAATTGTTTGACCATTTACTAAGATATTGCCAACAGCTACAGTTGGATTCGCTGAGCTCTTAACAGTAGGCCAGCTAGCTTGCCAATCACCAGATCCTAGTTGCACCCAGTCATTGTTTCTATTCTTATACCAATAAGTGATATAATCATCTTTGCTAGTATCTTCATTTTGATCGATGAATGCTACTACTGCATAATCACCAAACTTACCAAGGCTTTGTTTAGGAGCACCTGTTGTTAATTTGCTGCTTTCTGTAATAACATATGCAGGAGTCTTGGTAGTAAATGTTTGACCGCCTGTTGTAGTAATTGCTGCTCCATTCCATTCTTGGATACCCCACTTAGTTAGAGCAGTGTCTAACCAAAGTTGACCATCTGATGGTGCTCCTTCTGGAATAGTGCTTGTGCCTTGTAATGCATCTAGGTCAACATCAGCACGAACAACATAGGCACTGTTACTGACACCTAAGAAGCTGTATGCGGCCTGAAGACCGTATTCATTAAGTTCACCAGCGTGAACTGGATTGTTGCTTGCATCTGTTTCAAATACTGGATCGCCAAATGTGTCTGCAAGTTCACGTTGGCTTGTAATACGATAAATCTTACCAGCATTTGCTTTAGTTGTGCCGGCAGCGGTGCTTGAGCCACTGCTGCTGGTCTTGTCCTGTCTTGATACCACTAGTAAAAGTGGTGTTGTACCCGGTTCAGCAGGAGTATAAAAACTCTCATCAATAACTGATACCTGTACGCCTGGGGAGGTTAACGCCATTTCCGGTCTCCTAAAAGCTCTCGTATATTATTTATTGATTATTCAATAAATCGGGCTCTTAATAAACCACGAAAAGGGCACGAAAAGGGCAGGTTATAAATAATTACATGAAAAGAGCTCTATGTAGCTGTGGTCATAGACCTGTGGCTATTAACTATTATAAGAACAAACAACCCTATTTTAGATCAAAGTGCGATGTTTGCCTAAGATATGGGCAGGGACACAACGGCCTACCACTCTGGTATCAAAAAGGTTATAGAAAAAAACCGCAGTGTGAGAAATGCGGTTTTAAGAGTAAGCATCATCAGCAGTTTGATGTCTATCACATAGACGGCAATCTTACAAATAATATTGCAAAGAATCTAAAAACAGTGTGTGCTAACTGCCAACGTGTTCTACATCTTGAAGGGATTCAATGGCGTCAGGGTGATCTACAACCAGATCTCTAATTGTGTTACAAAATTCATCAATAGTTGAATCATTAGTAATTACGTGATCAAATTCTTGTCCTATCCACGCCCATTCACTAGGATGCACATTGTATGCATGAAAATTACTTTTAGCCAATGCCCAACCAATATGCTTTGGACCTAAATTAACTGAAAGAGCTAGATCATACCATTCTGGTTCAGGACCACGTTTGATTCTAACTACTTTTCCACCAGCTTTTTTAATAGCAGTGATTTCATTAGGAAAACGTACATCGCTGATAACAATATCATCCGTACTTTTTCGCAGTTTGTTTTCTAAACTTGCAATCCAAATGTCATCATGAAAATGATTACGCAGAACATCTGTACCCCAATGTTGTAACACCCATCTAGGAGTAAGATTTGGCATTGACAATCTTTCTGCCCACCATGTGTCTACTTGTTCTCGCCACTCTCTAGCCTGTTTTGTACGGCCTTCTAACAGAGTACGATCCCAACCAAATATATTAGCAACAGCGTCTTTTAAAGTATTTGCAAAACTATCACGTCTAAAACCGTGAAAATTAACTAGGTAATCTGCTGCGGTATCTTTACCGCTACCAATAAGTCCTGTAAAGCCTATGATCATATTTGCCCCCACTGTGAACATTATATAATCAGACTAGTCAAATGTCAATATTTTTTTAACCAATTATAAAGGTGTAGCCGCGGCCACCGGCGACCTGTGTGGTAAGTTCTTCGTCTAGCTTAGTGATTTCGTCAGTGCCTTGCTGAATAAGATCACTGCCATTAAGTTGACTTCCGCCCTGTGGACCTGCAATACTGGCAAATTTGCTGCGAGCTTGTCCTAGCATAAGTTTACAGTTAGCAAGAGTATAGTCCTTAATCCATTGTGAAGCATACACATCATCTAGCAAAGCAATATCCGGACGATGATTATAACAATGTATTAATACTTCCTCATCAGTTCTAGGACGTTGTAGTATAGTAATTTTATGGGTCTGTGGATACCATTTAAATTCAATAAATGACCCAAACATACGGCCTACCATTTCTTGATACTGAGCAAAGAAATCATAGGTTGCTAGACCGCCCATATTTGAGCTAGAAAGCAGATAGGTATTAGTGTAGGCTAGGTTAAATGGTTCAAATAATGTACCGCCATCGCCGCCACCAGTACGACTGCCTATAGATCTGCGGAAAATCTGTCGTACTTCTATAATTTCCTTAGGTAATTGATAGGTGTTAACATCTTCTTGAAGTTTTAAAAAACTCCAAGATTCTTCAGTGCTATGATCTGAACGCTGTCTATACCTAGCTAGTGATCTATTTAATGCGGTACTGTAGTGAACTGGGTCAAGTTCAACATCAATCATGCCGTCACCTAGCATTATTTTTACATAATCATAAACTTCTGTACGTTTTTGTTCTATTGGTGTAGTTGACATCTTTGACTCCGCAGAGTATTTATCACTATAAATACTGTATAATGCCCAGACTAAGCCTATACAAACCCGAACGTGGAAATGACTATAAATTTATAGATCGCACAATCTATGAAATGTTTCAGGTTGGTGGTACAGATATCAATGTACACAAATATCTTGGAACCTATTCTCCAGAAGAAGGTACAGCAGAACAGCCGAATTATGGCGGTGTAAATCCGCTGAATATTCAGGACCTTTTATTTCTAGAAAATAGAGATAGAAAATACGACAAAGATATCTATGTAATGCGTGGTATCTATAATGTGCAGGATACAGACTTTAATCTAAGTCAATTTGGATTGTTCTTACAAAACGATACCCTGTTTATGACAATTCATATGAATAATTCTGTTGAAATTTTAGGACGTAAAGTTATTTCTGGGGATGTGTTTGAACTTCCTCATCTAAAAGATTATTATGCTCTTAATGATTACAGCGTAGCACTAAAAAGATTCTATGTTGTTGAAGAAATTACCAAGGCCAGTGAGGGATTTAGTGCTACATGGTATCCACATCTTTACCGTGTAAAACTAAAACCAATTACTGACAGTCAAGAATTTAAAGATATTTTAGACCTACCTGCCAGTGAAGATGAAGACACACCAATGCGTGACATTGTCAGCACCTATGAGAAAGAATTAGAAATTAATACTGCTGTGGTACAACAGGCAGAGCTAGATGTGCCAAAAAGCGGCTTTGAAACACGACAATTTTATACTCTAGGTGTAGACAGTAAGGGGCGTCCTAATCTTAAAAATGCTGTAGTAGATCCTAGTACTAGTCCTAGTGATTACGAAACACCTGTACGTGATGGATATGATGGCTACCTTATAGGTGATGGTATACCTCCAAACGGAGCACCTTTTGGCTTTGGGACTACATTTCCAACTAATGCTGAACAAGGTGATTTTTTCCTAAGAGTGGATTTCCTACCAAATAGATTGTTTAGATACAGTGGGTCAAGATGGGTTAAACAAGAAGATGCTGTTCGACATGATATTAGTAACACAGATCTTAGACAGCGTCAAAAAACCAGCTTCATTAACAATACGAATTCAGCAGTTATTAATGGCCAGGTTGTTGAAGAACGTCAAAGCTTGTCTCAAGCTCTTAAACCTAAGGCAGATTTATAATGGATTTTTTCTATGACGGTCAAATACGTCGTTATGTAAGTCAAATTATCCGCATGTTAAGCGGGTTTAAGTTCCGCACACTTGACGGTACAGAAAAAGTTATACCTGTTATGTATGGTGATATGACAAGACAGGTAGCTAGTATCATAAAAGAAAATAGCACCAACAAGTTACCAAGTGTTCCTAGGATAAGTGTTTACATTACTGACCTACAATTAGATCGTAACAGACTAAGTGACGCTACCTACGTAAGTAAGGTTAATATTAGAGAACGTGATTATGATCCAGTTACTGGCGAGTATGGTACTACACAAGGCGGCCAATACACTGTAGAAAGGTTAATGCCTACGCCATATAATATGACTCTAAAAGCAGACATATGGGCCAGTAACACAGATCAAAAACTTCAGATACTAGAACAACTATTAGTTCTGTTTAATCCTAGCTTAGAACTACAGACCACCGACAACTATATTGACTGGACTAGTTTAACTAGAGTAGAGCTTACAGACATGATATTCAGCAGCAGAAATATTCCTGTCGGGGGCGAATCTGAAATAGACATAGGTACGCTAACTTTTGAAACACCAATATATATTAGCCCGCCTGCTAAAGTTAAAAAACTTGGTATCATTACTAACATCATAATGAATATCTATAATGAAGATGCAGGCACAATTCAAGGTGTTGATGACTTTGGTAATACCATATACTATCCTTCCAACAAAGACTTAGACGAACGAGTAAGCATCAGTGGCTTTGGTATTTTAGTCTATGAAAATCAAATTAAGATTCTGCTTGAAAATGAACCCGTAAGTGATCCGTTCTTGAGTCATGCACAAAAATTAGGACAAGATTTAGATTGGCGTCTTGTGCTTGATCAATATCCTGGCAAATTTAGAGCCGGTCTAAGTAAAGTATACCTACAACAGGAAGATAGCACAGAAGTAGTTGGTACTCTTGCTGCTCATCCAACTGATGCTAGCATATTAACAGTGAACTGGGATCCTGATAGTTTTCACACAGATACTGTTTTGACCAGTGCTTACCTACCTGCTGGCCGTGGAAATTTTGATGCTATAATCAATCCTATAACATACAACCCATCAACAGCAAGTGCCGGTATACGCTACTTGATAATTGACGACATAGGCGATCCTGCTAACACTGACGGTCCAGAAGCATGGAAGAATACTGACAACTCAGACTTTACTGCCAGTGTTAACGACATTATAGAATGGAATGGAACAGCATGGCAGATAGTATTTGATGCTAGTACTGTGGAAGATCTAATCTATCAAACAAACAACTATACAGGTATACAATACAAGTGGACTGGTACTCAATGGGTCAAGGCCTTTGAAGGTGTATATCGTCAAGGATACTGGCGACTGGTTCTATGATTATATGTTCTGGGGCAATGTTTTTTGCTCGTCAAACAAAAAGGTTTTTATTTTTACAAAAGGCAGATGGCAAGTTTGAAAACTGTTGGGTGCTAGTCGGCGGCACACACGAACACGGCGAATCAACATATCAGGGTCTGATACGTGAGATTCAAGAAGAAATTGGTACTGCTATACAGATTGAAAAAACAATCCCGCTTGAAAGATATAAAAGTGGTGACGACCGTTTTGAATATAGCACATTTATCTGCATAGTCAGCGAAGAATTTATACCTAGACTAAGCGTTGAACATTATGGTTATGCATGGGTAGACTACAGTAGATGGCCTAAGCCATTACATCCCGGGTTAAAGTCTAGTTTAAATAATAAAATTAATCAAGCTAAGTTAGATACTCTTTACAAATTAATTGATTAACGTACCCGAGTGTGTTTTTGCCTCTTTACTATAACCCAAAACGGCTACGCCAGCTGTAAAACGCTTGTTTAATTTCGTCGGCAGATAGTACTCGATTATAAGCTAACAAGAATCCAACTTCTCCTGTGCTACGTTCCCCACTCCAACAATTTATTCCAAGATTGTTTGGACCTTGAGATCCATTAGCATTAGAAAAAGTTAGTATACCGTTTACATACATTTGCCAAGAATCTGTACTTGTATTACCGGATGCTGCGTATATTCGCCAATTTGTGTCACTTGCTCCGCTGCTAACATTAGAAACCCATCCTTCTGCATAATGATTTTCCGTTGTATTGGACCAATGTCCCATAAGCCAGTTATTGTTAGCTGATGATGCTGTAATAATTCTACCAGATATAGAAGTATATCTTGCTGCTGCAATTACCGTATATGCCCCCGAGGATAAATTTAAACCAGTAGTTATAAAGTTGTCACCCGTAAACTGAATTTTTCCGCCGTTAGTTGATGAAAATGTCATAGCACCAGTTAACGAACCGTTGTTACGGTTTTGACTTACGTCCCCTAAGCCGCCAAGTTTACACTGCACATCTTCTAACCATATTTCAACATTTTGATAATCATACCCTTGTACAAGAAATGATGCTGCTGTAGAATCAGTAGTGAAAGTTGCCCACGTTAGGTAAAAGCCATTACCAACATCTATTTGATTAGCAGAACTGTACTTTCCAGACTCGGATGTTTGGCTTCCACCTGAGTTATATTGTCGTACATAAAATAAATTTGGATGTGGCGTAGCAGTGTATTTTACTAGTCCTGTAATAGTGTATTGTGTGCTTGCTGAACAACTTAACCCACCATACGAACTATTCCACCAGTTTACGCCACCACCATTGTTTGCGGTAATTTTTAGATAGACACCTGGCGTATCGTTACGGCCAGTATAAGCAGTAGATGTCCCTACCAAACCGTTCCAGTTGTTAAATGAAGGTACAGCATATCCTATTCTATCTGCTCCTACCCCTGCCATAGATTTTCTATTAGCTGCATCAAGACATGTAACAAGTCCGCTACTAGGTACATTAGGTCCGCCGTATGTTCCCATTATAAACTATACCTTCCTCTAAGACTATTAAAATTCTGTTGAATTTCAGCTGCTGATAATGCTCTATTATATAAACGAACTAATGGTACAAATCCATTCAAATAAGTGTGAAATCCTGCAAAGCCTACAGTAATATTTTCGCCAGATGCAGCCCATGGCCCGGCACCACTGCCTGTGCCAATACTTATACCGTTTAAATATATTGTATGATTAGAACCAGATGTTGTTGCTACAACATGATACCAAGTACCTGTAGCCAGTACATTTGCTGGCTGAATACTAGGATCCCCTGCACCGTACCTTTGCCATAACAGTGTCCTACTTGTACTGTACCAAAGCCCAAATGTTCTGTTACCGCTGTTGCCGCCTGTGCCAACAATTCTTACCCAATCACCAGGTCCTGCATTTAACCTTATAATTGTTTCAACAGTAAGGTCAGCAGTAAAGTTACTAGAGATATTGCCAAAATGTAAAGAATTGCTACTGCCGTTAAAACTAAATGTACTGTTTGTAAGGTAAGTTAGACTAGTAGGTGTAATTGTATTTGCGGCAGCAAGGTCCAATATTGATTGTGTACTAGATCTAGTCTGCCCCACCCCTATATAAGGCGATGGCACTGATGTTGTTTCGTATTGCACTCCTGTTATATAACAAGGCTTAGCACCAGATGTACCAGTATATGCACCAGAGATAGCATAGCCAATAGCTCCTACCCATCCACCTGTACGACCTGGTATTGTAACACCTAATCTTAACCAACCATTCCACCCTGCTACACGTTCTATAAATGCACTAGATCCAGACGTTGAAGTTACCGAAACGGTATCTAAGTTATAAACAGTATAACCGTTGCCACCATCACCTAACATGCCAATTGTAAAATTTGTTATACTTGCTAGCGGATATACATAACAACTAATAGAAAAATTTCCTGTGCCGCCTCCGCCCATTCTACTTAGATGATGATATCCATTAGTACCACTTTCTGTGATTCTAGTAGCCCCTAACCCTATAGGAGTAGGAACATTAGCAAAATATGTTCTACTTAATCTACTAGGATCTGAGGTCCATTCATCATCGGAAAAGAATTGTGTACCAGTATAATTTGATTCTTGCCTATTAAGATTAGTTGTGCTTTGTCCACGAAATGACTTTTGATTATACATGTCATAGCCACAGATTAATCCAGAAGTAACAGCATTTATATTATTGTGAAATGCCATGTTATGGAGCTCCGTGATAAGGTCGTTGACTTATATAGATCTGATAATACTCATCAGCAGTCAACTTTCTGTTATAAATTAACACTGTGCCTTTACGTCCTATGTGCAACCATCCATATAATGTGCCTAATACTATACTGCCGTTATCAAAAATTCTAAAACCAGACACTGCACTCATGCTGACTGAGCCGTTATCTACACCGTTAATATAAGCTCCACACGTATTAGTATTTCTATCCCACCATAAAGCTCTACAATGTACAGTTGACAAACCAACAACAGTAGAAAGGTTTAAAGTTTGGTCAAAATCATATCCAGAAGAAGCAGCATTAACATCAGTGCCTGCACTGCCTGCAAATCTAATTGTGCTTAAATTACCTACGCCGTGATTCCAATCAAAACCTCTGGTAGTTGTTGAACCATAACCAACATTAACATAGCCTCCGTCAGCAGCTCTAGGATAGCTAACATCATCTGTTCTAGTCCATTGAATTATTGACCAACTGCCTGTTAACGATTCAAATACATGATTCATCCAAGTACTATATGGAATGGTTAGGTACAAATTACCTGTACCAACTAATAATCTATTAGTAGAATCGTAACTGGTTAACCCAGATATAGATGTATCACCTGTAAGACCAGTTAAGTCTTTAATAGTACTACCAGATCCTGGATAAGAGGAAGGATTACCCGGATCTAGATGGCACACTAGTCCATTTCTAGGTATGTATCTACCATAAACAATTGCCATTATATACCAAACCTTGATCTATTAGCTTGAAAGTTTTGCATGACTTCTGCATCTGATAATACTTTATTATAAACTTGGACAGGACCCAGTGAACAAAGCCCAACAGGGTGTATTCCTGAATTATCAGGTAGTAATAAAATAGCTGCATTACCGCTGGTTTTAGGGTTACTTACAGACCTTGTTCCTAACTTAACACCATTTACATATACAGTAGCAGTGGCACCATTTTTGCTTACTCCTACATAATACCATGTATCTATAGCGAACGGGGTACCTCCTACAGCATAAGTACCTGTAGTATCAGTGCTAAAATCTGCATCTGAATTGCCTGGATCATATCTCCAATGTAATTTACGTTCGCTAGGATATCTCCATACTCCGGGGCTACGGTCACTGCCACCGTTTGCTGATCTAAAGATTTGGTCCCAACTTCCGCTATAACCATTAGCACCATATGCAGAAGTTGTGTTTAGTCTAAACCAATATAAAACAGTGTGTACATCATTGTTAAGTATGCTGGTGCTTGCAGTAGACCAACCACCACTTGCACCAGAAGTTAATGCTGTGGTTGAGACATATGTTGGTGTACTGGATGAACAATTTAGTTTTGTATCGCTTGCATCATAAAGTGTATTGCCTGCATTGTTTAATAAATCCTGAATGCTAGGTTCAGTACCGTCTATAAGGTCAACTCTAGGTTGATAAAATTGTAATCTAGTAGTGCTATCCGCACAATAATATAAGTATGTTCTATGTATTCCCTGTGTAGAATTAGAACTCCATTTAAGATCGCCCGATCCTATATTACAACCTCCTACACTAGCTATACGGCCAGAGGAAGTTGTGTAATAACCTGTGTCAGGATGTCGAGCTGTAGAAGTTGTATCATACGGGTAGACATGACCTACCCAAAGGTACCATTGATTTTGAGTTAATGCCCCGGTACCTACACATTCCCAGTAGGCATTTCCTTCAACAGCACTATTATCCATACGGCGACTGCCATCGCCATTGGCATACATACCCAAGTAAAATGTGCCGCCTGAAGTTGAACTTGTACGTCTTACCCAAACAGTATATCTGTACAATTTAGTATTATCTATGTTAAACCAATCGGTGTTCCAACCACCATCATCATTGGTTTGAGCTAAAGGTCTAGCTTCCCATATTATTCTTGTGTTACCCCATGGATCAGTAGTGCTTATTCTTTCATTTTCTGCGGTTTGTCCGTTTTGATTATAACCTGTAACACCACCAGATCCTGCGACCCAATTATTCCAATTTATAATTGATCGCTGTCCTTTAGATACTTTAGCATTACCTGTATCAATTAACCAAGTTAGGTTATTTGCTCCTGCTAGGTTAGGTCCTACTGAAATTCCCATTATATACCATACCTTCCACGATTTGCATTAAAATTCTGTTTTACTTCTGCGGCGGACAATGCTCTATTATATATTCTAGTAATTGGTAAGAGTCCATCGAAGTATCTTGCATTAGTTGAATCGCCTCTACCCACGAAGCCAACTTTCAATCCGCTGTAGCTTGGGTTAAATGCATAGCTAGCATGAGTGCCGCTTTCTGCAACACCATTTAAATAAAATTGTATTCCTGTACCTGCGGCGTTTGTGACCATTACTGCTTGATACCAGGTGTTGGGTTGTATTGTAGTGCTTCCAAAATACCATGCACCTGGACTAACATTCCAAATAGCCAATTTACTTGTATAGACACACCAATACCAACTATGATAATTAATCACGCTAGCTCCTATAAAATTGTATAAACTACCTGCATTTACAACATCTAATTTAAACCAATTTTCTACAGTGTGTCCGCCGGAAGATTTAAATTCAACATCTGAAGGCAAACTAAGATAGTCGCTGCTTCCATTAAATTGAAACTGATTATTATTATCATATGTTATACTTGTAGGTGTAATTGAATAATTCCCTGTTAGGTCGACAATACTTTGAGTGTTTGATCTACTAAAGGGAGTAAATGGAACTCTAAAACTAGTATTTGTAACCTGCATCTCAGTAACTAAAAATTGTAAATCACCGGATAGAATTGCTAGGCCCACACAATGCCCAGAAGGATAACTACCAGACACATCTGCGTCAAACTGATACCAACCTGATTTTTGTTCGCAATCTTTTACAGTGGATGGGTCTATAGCGGTCCAATTAGCTGCATTATAGCCACTATTACCACCTCCATTATGAGAAGATAAAGAACTAATTGATCCTTTAAGCATACATACTTTAAAATTAAGTCGCCTAGTAGTACCATAAGTAGCATCATATCCCGCAGGCAAACAATTCCGCCAGCTAGAGTAGCTGTTTACTGTGCCTGCTGAGACTGTTACCAACCATATTCTATTGCCATTAAAAGTACCGTATGAAGTAGCAACACTGTCTGTTATTGTAGCAGTCCCTGCAGTAGGTTTATCCCAGTTCGCTATAGCATTTACATTACCTAAATTTTGACCATAGAGATTAGTAGCAGGTTGCCCCAGAAATGATCTAGAATTAGCCATATCGTAGGCAAAGGTTAGGCCTGTTGTTAAAATACCGGCATTACTTAATGTTGCCATTATAGACCAACCCTTCCTCGTATAGCATTAAACAACTGTAGCATTTCAACACTAGATAATGCTCTAAGGTAAACCATACTTAACTTAATTAATCCATTATAATTATAATCATTAGCAGTATTTCTGTTAGCCAACATGCCTATTCTACCATTTCTATTTGAGCCGCCAGCATTATATCCAGTGGTTAAAGCATATGATGAAACCTGCACACCATTCTTGTAAGTTACAAAAGTACTGCCATCCCATGTTTGAGCACTTAATGCCCACGAGCCGTTCGTGACATTATGGAAAATAGTATTATCAACACTGGTTCCAGACGTTGTAGGATAATGCCTTATCTGTAAAGCTCCACTAGAATTATAATGATGCCATAAACCATAGGCATTAACAGTCTCATGATAATTATTATAGGTAGGAAATGAGTTCTCTAAAGAACTTAGATTAGTTGGTTTTAGAAGAGATATGAATGTATAGGGACTGCTAGCTGTAAGAACATCTAATCTTTCAAGGTATTGATTGGATCCATTAAAGCTGAATGATGAATCGCTGATACTTACACTAGTTGTTGATCCAGCTTGTTTGTAGGTAAAATGATTTCCACGTCCAGAGACATCGTAGACAATGCTGCCAGATCCTGGCCACGATCTTGTGTTGTTGGCATCTAAGTAGACAACAAGGTTGCCTAATGGAATACTAGTTCCATAAGATATAGACATTATATGCCGAACCTTCCTCGATAAGCTTCAAAATTATTTGCTATTTCTGTTGCCGACAAGGCACGATTATATATTAGATAATTAGTAACTGTTCCACCATTATAACTACCTGTATAGTACAAACCTGGATGAAAATTTACACTCACTGACGCTTTTTTTGTTACTTGATTCATAACTTTAGAAGCATTAAAATAAACATCATATTTTTCTGCTGCTGTTTTGACCAATACAATGTTGTTTACAGCCAGTGGGGTAACTGTAGCGGTATCATCAGTCTCGCCAGCAGCTCCTCCAAAGTATGAAACTCTATATGTTAAAGTTGTTCCGCTTAAACTTGCTCTTAAATGAAAGTGACCTGTAGAACTAGCATTGGAACCAAATAGTGCTCCATCACCTACCATCCAACCTGATAAAGTTTGTAAATTACTGTTAGTTGCAGCTTCTACAACTGCTGAGGTGGTACAAATATCATTGGTTCCATCAAAAGTAAGCCTACCTAAGTTACTACTTGAAAAAGTAGGGCCATTTACTAATGTACCATTGTTACCTTGGCCACTTAAGTCAGTCCAAGATGTACCTGATCCCGGATATGATTTTGTATTAGCAGCATCAAGATGTAAAATTAATCCTGAATTAGAAATCTCTGGTCCAGCGTAGATAGCCATTATATTCCATACCTTCCACGATAAGCTTCAAAATTTTGAGCAACTTGTGCAGCGGTAAGAGCTACATTATAAATTCTTACAACAGATATTCTGCACGACGTAAATTCGCTAGCAAAACCATTGTGTATGTTTAATACCTGGGCAGAAAAATTATTTGTAAAACCTGATTTAGAAGCATATCCTATACCATTTAGATAAGGATATGCAACACTTGATGATCTAGTAAAAACTACATGGTTCCATTGGTTAAGTGTTAATGTCCAACCTGTTGTAGGGTAGTTATTAAAAGAAGAACTATAAAAATATAATGCACCGTCACCGGTATTAGCCTTTAATCCGAAAGTATTTTGATCAGGCAATGCAATTAAGTGAGTATATCCACTAAAACTAGTTGGATAAATCCAAGCCTCTAATGTAAAATCACCTGTGCCGAATGCATAAGAGGATGATGATGGGGCTGTTACATAATCATTTACATTGTCAAACGCAAAATATCCATTAGCACCGCTAGTATAGGTAGGACCGTTAGTTAATGTCCCATTGTTACCTTGGCCGCTTAAATCTGTCCAAGTTGTACCTGATCCTGGATATGATTTAGTATTACCAGCATCTACCCAAAAAACTAAACCGCTTCTAACTATTGAAGGACTATGAGATAGAGCCATTATACACCATACCTTCCTCGTAGAGCATTAAAATTTTGTAACACTTGACTAGCTGTAAGTGTAATGTCATAAACTCTAGCAGATGAAATTGATCCTGACAGAAATCTACTACTTGCTCTTATACAACCCATTTCAAAAATTCTTAAACTAGGCGAGCCCGGTGTTATTTTGCCAGACATTGTGGCTTGTTGTGTACCATTTACATATAACAATGCTGTTCCTGTGCTGCCAGCAGTTCCGCTAAATGTTACAGTGATATTGTTCCAATTTTGGTCAGTAATAGGATATATAAAGCTATTCCAACCATTTCCTGCTCCGCCACTAGTCCATAAATGTACATTATTATCGCTGCCAAACATTAGTTCATAACCTACCCAAGGACTAACTTCACCATTCTTGGCCATTAATACCTGTTCAGTACCTTGTGTTGCTGTACGTTTTACCCAGACATCTAATGTAAAATTAGTAGTAACCATTAAATTTGCACTATTAGGCCCTGCTATTCTGTCATCTGCTCCGTCAAAAAATATACTGCCATTATTAGCACTTAGATATGAAGCACCACTTACTAAGGTGCAGGTATTACTATTACCACTTAAATCAGTCCAAGTAGTTCCGCTACCAGGATATGATTTTGTATTAGCAGCATCAAGCCACAGTTGCATACCTGTTCTAACTACACTGGTATTATAGACTATTCCCATTACTCGCCCTCAACCTCTAGTTTATTAATATCTTTTCTTTCTGCATAAACAGTGTAGTAGCAATCAATATCATCGCCTGCTAGGTGTACACGATTATTTGCAATATATTTTACAAAAATATCTTGTGGTCGACCTCTGGGTGTTACATGCACTGTGATAGATTCTGGATCTACTAATCCTGGCCAGTAATCTGGTAGTTCAATTACATGCGAATCACGTAGATGTCCTCTTACATAAACACCAAACTCTGGACCTTCTAAGCTACCGTGTCTTAGACGCAGGCCGGGCTTCATTGGGTGAGCAATATCAAAGCTCTTAGTTGTTGCATACAAAGCACCACTGATACCAACACCACCTGTTACTACTAGAGTACCAGTGCTAGTTGATGTACTAGCTGTACCTGCTGTCATTGTTACAGCACCATTAGCTGCTAGAGTAGTGAAAGCACCTGTGCTACGTGTGTTAGCTCCAATTGGTGTGTTTTCAATATTAGCTGCATACAATCTTTCACTGATACCAACCCCACCTGTAACTATTAATGTACCTGTTGTTGTGCTAGTGCTACCAGTATTTTGAGTAAATGTCACTGCATTATTAGCTGTCAGCGTAGTGAATGCTCCACTGCTTCTTGTATTTGCACCAACTGTGCCTGTAAAGTCTGTAGCATTAATACGGCCGCTTGCACCTATGCCGCCTGTTACAACTAAAGTACCAGTAGTTGTACTTGTAGACGCTGTATTTTGAGTAAATGTAACTGCACCATTGGCTGTTAAACTAGTAAATGCACCTGAGTTAGCAGTAGAACTGCCTATCGGAGTATTTTGAATACTGCCTGCATAGATTGCTCCACTAACTCCAACACCACCTGTTACAACTAATGTACCCGTTGAGGTGCTTGATGATGCTGTGTTTTGAGTAAATGTAACTGCACCATTGGCTGTTAAACTAGTAAATGCACCAGAACTTGCTGTGGCATTACCAATCGGTCCCTGAAAACTACCAGCATACACAGCACCGCTTATGCCTGCACCGCCTGAAACAAGTAGAGTACCAGTTGAAGTAGATGAACTAGCTGTTCCTGCTGCAAATGAACCAATACCACCAGCATATATGTTACCACTAATACCAGCACCACCTGTAACTAACAGTGTGCCTGTTGTAGTAGATGAACTTGCTGTTCCTGCTGCGAATGAACCAATACCACCAGCATATATGTTACCACTAACTCCAACGCCCCCTGTTACAACTAAAGTACCAGTGGTTGTTGATGAACTTGCTGTTCCTGCTGTTAATGTTGTAGCTCCAGTAATTCTTGTGCTACCAACAACTTGGAATTTCTGGCCGCCGTCTGTGCTTGTGCCTACTAATACGTTGCCTGTAAATTCTGCAATTTGTACTCGCCCAGTATCGAAAACCTCAATACTTGGCACACCTGAAATATCATTGACCGCAAAGATTGTGCCTGTTAAACTATCACTGATACTGAATAGCTGTCCTGAATCTCCAGAAATTGACAGTACGTCTGTGTTTAGCATACGCATACGTATAGTGTTTAAGCCGTCTGGGGATAGGAAACTCATATTACTCTTAACACGTACCGCAGTATCTGATGCAGGTGTGTTTGCTGTAATATCTAATTTTGCTCCTAAAGTAGCACTATCAGTATAACCAATACCCACATTCCATGCTGAAGTGCTAGGAGCTAGGAATACACTACGACCCGAACCACCAACTTGAAGGTATGTACTAAATGAGTCGTTGGCACTTGCATTTCCTACCGCATAGTATAACCAATTTCCGTTATGGCCAATTGCCCATGAATCGCCTGTGCCTGCGTTACCACCAATAGCTGATGTTACACCCCATCCACTACCGTCAGCAATAGCTCCAGCGATTACAGAGTTTGAATAACTGTCTGGATCTATGGCTGTATTGTTTGAAATAATAGCTGCACCAGTGTTATGGAAACTTACACTTGGTGAATTTTGATTTACACCAACTCTGTTGTTAGTAGCATCAATAAAGAATGTGTTGCTGTCAAAGTTTAAGTTATTTGGTATACTAACCGCAGTACCGTTAATTGTCAGAGTATCACCGGCACCGTCACCTAGTGTAGTATTGCCGTTAACTGCTAAGGTACTGTTAGCTGTAATTGCACCACCAAAATAGTTTGCACCAGCTGCACTATATAATGCAAATGCATTTGATATTGTGGTATTTGTACCTGCACTAGGAGCAGCATCAATATAAAGGTTAGCTGCTGTTGTAACAGTTATAGCGTTAGTACTGGCAAATGTTGGTGTTAAGAAACTGTTAGCTACTCTAGTTGCAACAGTGCCTCCACCACCTGTTGATGTATCAGTATAAGTACCTGCTGCTGAATTAACAGCAATACCACTTGTAGTCCAGCCACTAGCACTAATTGATCCAACTCTTACAAGGTTTCCACCTACGTAGGCATTTTTTGCTACTCCCAGGCCACCATCTACAACCACACCACCGGTAGTTGCACTGGTACTGTCTTTAGTTGAATTTAAATTTAATACTGCTGTAGCACCGCTTGAACCAATATCAATAGTAGTAGCTGCACCAAATGCATTTACTGTGGTACTTGTAGTGTTCCATAAGTTAACAGTAGTTTGACTGCCTACCACAGTAGGGTTGTTTAGTGTTAGTGTGCCGCTTGTAGCTCCAACACCAATAGTTGTTCCAGCTCCTGCGAAATTAACTGTGGTAGCTGTAGAATTTAACAAGTTAAATGTTGCTACTGATGTAGTAATATCGCCACCGTTTACTGCTAGGTCGCCAGCAAGTAAAGTGTTACCACCAGCTACATATACAGCATAAGCATTTGAAATTGTTGTGTTTGATCCTGCAGCAGGAGCATTAGCTATGTAAAGACTAGCTGCGTCAGTAACTGTAATTGCATTTGAGCTGGCAAAAGTTGGTTGACCTACGCTATGTGATACCCTTACAGGAATAGTTGTACTTGCACTTGATGAAGTATCAGTAAATGTTGATGCAACGTCGGCAACACTAATACCAGTTGTACCCCAGCTAGTAGCAGATATTGCTCCAGTTCGTGCCAAACTGCCGCCAATGTAAGCATTTTTAGCAACGCCAAGGCCGCCATCTATGACCACGCCACCGGTGGTTGCACTGGTACTGTCTTTAGTTGAATTAAGATTAATAACTGCTGTGGCTCCAGTTGAACCAATGTCCATTGTAGTAGCAGCACCACCAAAATTAACTGTGGTAGCTGTAGCATTTAACAAGTTAAATGTTGTAGCTGATGTTGTTAGATCACCACCATTAACTGCAAGGTCACCAGTTACTACAGTATTGGCGTTATTAATTGTAGTTGTACCAGTTGCTGCTCCAAGGCTTACTGTGGTTGCAGCACCACCAATGTTTAAAGTAGTAGCATTAGTATTAGCTAAATTGAATGTAGCGGTAGATACTGTTAGGTCACCACCGTCGATGTTGACGTCACCATCAACGTCTAAATTATTATTAATATTTGTTGTACCAGTGGCAGCTCCTATCTCTAAGGTAGTTGCTGCTCCAGCAAAGTTAACAGTTGTAGCATTAGCATTTAATAAATTAAATGTTGCTGCTGATGTAGTTAGGTCACCTCCATTAACTGCTAGATCTCCACCAAATAACACATTACCGCTGGCAACATTAAGTGCGTAAGCATTGGTAATAGTTGTGCCAGAACCTGCCGATGGTGCATCAGCAATGTAAACTGTGCTGGCATTTGTAACTGTGATTGCATTAGAGCTAGCAAATGTTGGTACGCCTATACTATGTGAAACACGGTTAGCAACAGTATTACCACCTAGTGTTGAAGTATCTGTAAATGTTGAGGCTATGTCTGCAAAACTTATACCACTTGTGGTCCATGAACTTGCACTAATGTTGCCACTTCTTGCTAGGGTAGCACCAACGTAGGCATTTTTAGCAACACCAAGGCCACCATCTATAACTACGCCTCCAGTTGTTGAACTAGTGCTATCTTTTGTTGAGTTCAAATTAATTATTGCGGTTGCACCTGTTGAACCAATATCCATTGTGGTAGCAGCAGCACCAAAATTAATTGTAGTTGCAGTAGTGTTGAATAAGTTTTGGGTGGCAGATTCCCCAACTACAGTTCCGCTACCTATTGTGGTTGTACCTCCATTTGTGCTACCAATGTTAACATTAGTAGTTGAACTAGTATCACCATTACGACCAATGTTAACTGTTTTTGTTTTTGCCGCAGCAGTAACGCCCCCTCCAAAATTATATGTTGAAGTATCTGTACTGGAGTTGCCTATACTGACAGTCTGTGCAGCTGAATTGTTACCTACATTAACTGTGGTTCCTGCACCAGCGAAATTTACTGTAGTAGCGGTAGCATTTAAGATATTAAATGTAGTTTGATTAGTTGTTAAATCGCCGCCTTTAATCTGCACATCACCGTCGACTACTAAATCATTGTTGATATTTGTTGTACCAGTAGCAGCACCAATCTCTAATGTAGTTGCCGCACCAGCAAAATTCACAGTGGTTGCATTTGTATTAATTAAATTAAATGTTGCTGCGGTTGTAGTAATGTCACCACCATTTACGGCAAGATCACCAGGAGTAGTAATATTTCCTGTACTAGCTACTCTGAATCTTTCTGCTGCGGCAGCACCTGCATCCATTAACTTTACAACAAAATCAAAATCTTCTGATGTATCTGTAGCATCTGTTGTAATAGTTTCTAGCGACATACCAATCTTACTAGTACCCGCAGCGTTTTCAGCAATAAATTGAACACCAGATCCGATACCGGTGGCAGCAGTTCCTGTTGTAGTATGACGGACTTTAATTGGATAACTTACGTTATTTGTTACTGCGTCATCTATAGCAAAAGTTAATGTATTAGGTGTTTCTGCTGTACTTGCATTATAGGTAACTTTGTCTCCACTGGCATTACCTAATGTAGTGTCACCGTCAACAGTTAAAGAATTATTAACACTAGTTGTACCTGTAGCAGCACCAATTTCAACAACAGTGCCAGCTCCTGCAAAATTTACAGTAGTGGCATTTGTGTTAACTAGATTAAATGTAGCTGCTGATGTAGTTAAGTCGCCACCATTAACTTCCAAGTCACCTGTGACTACAGTAGTTGCATTATTAATTGTTGCTGTTCCAGTTGCAGCACCAATGCTTAGAGTAGTTGCTGCTCCACCCACATTAAGAGTTGTAACAGTTGTGTTTACTAAATTAAAATTTGAACCAGAAGCTGTTAAGTCGCCGCCGTCAATATTAATATCACCGTCTACGTCTAAATTATGATTGATATTTGTTGTACCAGTATTAGTACCAATTTGGATATCTGTTGCTGCTCCACCAAAATTAATTGTTGTAGCAGTTCCATTTAATAGACTGAAAGTTGTTTGATTAGTAGTTAAATCTCCACCCTTAATTTGAACATCGCCGTCGACTACAAGATCATTATTGATATTAGTAGTGCCTGTAGCAGCACCTATTTCTAATGTTGTGGCAGCACCAGCAAAGTTAACAGTTGTAGCGTTTGTATTAACTAGGTTAAATGACGCTGTTGAAACTGTTAAATCTCCACCATCAATATCCACATCCCCAACAACATTAAGATTGTTATTGATTTCAGTAGTGCCGGTGGCTGCTCCAATTTGTACATCTGTAGCAGCTCCTGCGAAATTAACTGTGGTTGTTGTAGTGTTCCACAAATTTACTGTGGTTTCTGTGCCTACCACTGTGGGATTTTTAATAGTTGCGGTGCCTGTATTAGCTCCAAGATTTAATGCTGTTGCTGCACCGAACGCATTTACTGTTGTTGCAGTTGCGTTGAATACATTTTGTGTAGCACTTGCTCCAGCAAGTGTACCGCTATTAACTGTAGTTGTACCTCCATTGGCACTTCCTAAATTTACGTTTGTTGTACTGCTAGGATCGCCGCCGGTGGCAATATTAACTGTTTTAGTATTACCACCAGCTACTGCTCCTGTGCTTAAATTTGTAGTTGAAGTAGCAACTCCGTCGTAGCCAAAATTTCCTGTAGTTGCAGCACCAAATGCATTTATCGTTGTTGCATTTGTGTCTAGTAAATTAAATGTTGCTTGATTAGTAGTTAGATCGCCACCGTCAATGTTTACGTCACCATCAACGTCTAAATCATTGTTAACACTGGTTGTGCCTGTAATAGCTCCAATGTCAACTAATGTAGCTGCTCCAGCAAAATTTACAGTGGTTGCGTTTGTATTTGCTAGATTAAATGTGGCAGTGGAAACGGTTAGATCGCCACCGTCAATGTTTACATCTCCGTCAACATCTAAGTTATTATTGACGTT